ATTACAAACTATGCCGCTGCCGACTGCGCGGATTTATTAGCCGCTAAGTACTCCTTTCAGGTCAATACTGAAAATAGCCAGTTACGTGTGTCGGCTGCCGCGCGCCATAAGCAATATGTAGAGCTAGCCAAGCGGTTGCGTGCTTCAGGTCCTGGTGAGACACCGAGTGGCTTGGGCGCTGGTTCTATTGTTGCAGAGCCGTACGCTGGCGGAACTTCTGTCTCGCAAAACGATGCGCTAGAGGACAACGCCGATAACATTCTTCCACCGTTCGCTGTCGGCCAAGACGACTTCATGGGCACTACTCAAACGGCCGATGTGCGCGCCTACTTCTCGGATGAATAATGGATAGCCAGCTAAAAGCACAATGCAAAGCCGTTGTAGGCATTGCCACCGGGTCAACCGTGGATTTTGCAGGGCAGGTACAGGTAGGCTCTACAGCCACCTATTACTGCCGGGTAGAACCGCGTTACCGAGAAATATACAGAAGCGGCGTGATGGAAAAAACCACGCACATGTTGATTGTTCCAGAGGAGCTTGTGGTCACAGAAGCGCAATCGCGAGAAATGCTTATTTGGATGCCGGGTGTGTCTCTAGCCACCATTTCTGAAGCGCGACGCGCTCTGATTGTATCTCCGTGCTACGACGAGAATAATGTCCTAGACCACTGGGAAATACTTGTATGATTAGGATTAAAATACAGAACGCTAGAGAGCTCAGCTTTGCTCTGCGTAAGTTTCCACAAGAGCACTCAGATGCCGTCGCTAAGGGCTTGTTCAATGCGATGCAGTTCGTCATGGACGAGGCGACGGCTCGCGCGCCGTACGAGTTCGGCACGCTATCCAAAAGTGCGTATGTGACAGAGCCTAACTATTCGAAGAAAAGCTCCGTTGTCGAGGCAGGTTTCGCGGGCGAAGCGGCCGACTATATGGTGTTGCAGCACGAAATAGCCGGATACCAACATCCGGGTACCAGAAGCCGATCTCCTGATATGGCCAGAGCGGCTCGAGGCGAATACAAGTTTTTTGAAAAGGCGCTTAACAACAATAAGAAGTTGATCCGTGACAAAATAGCTGAAGCAATAAACTATCTCTTAGAGCGCGGAAAGCTCCCCAGAAAGAACAACCGCCGTTATCCAAAAGGTTGATGTATGAGCGCTGAAATAGACGTCAGATCGTTTCTAGTCACTTCAGCCTCTATCTCTGGGGTAACGAGCGGCAATTGCTTTGTCGGGCCTGTACGCAAGGCCGGCGGGGGCGTTCCTGGAAAAGCTGTGTTCGTAAAAGAATATAGTATAGCTGCTCCGTCACCGTACATGGATAACAGTAGAAAGACCTATCGGACGTTCGACGTTCAAGTTATGGTTAGAGGGGACGTTAATCAGTACTCTGCTACTCGACAAATAGCCGATAACATTTGGCACAGAATGGATAGAGTCTCTGGCGTATCTACGGCGTCCACTACCTACGTGCGGTCGACCTGTTCACAGTCGGCGCCGGTCTACTTGGGACAAGATGACCAAGAGCGGGATCTATTCAGTGTTAATTTAAGACTAGAGGCGATCACCGCTGTTTGACGTGATAACATATACCAGACACAGTATTGGAGTGAAACATGGCTTTACCGGGATATAACGTCGAAGTCAGCGTAGCGACTGGCGCGTCGGCTACATACACGGCTTTTGACGGTATTAGCGACCTCACCATCAGCGATAGCTCTGACCTTTTGGAGATTACCGACTTCACGGATAGCCGCCTACGCCGACGTATTGCCGGTATGCGTGATATCAGCCTCTCCCTTAGCGGCGACGTCGAGGTCGGCTCTGTTGCCTATACGAACGCGCGTGCGTGCTACGAAGCAGGCAATCCGCTTGTCGTTCGTACCATCGTCACCACTTCAGGCGGCACGAGCGGCATGGCTTTCTCCATGTTGATCAGCAGCTTCGAGCGGTCAGCCGCCGTCGATGGCAAAGTGGAACTCTCGTTGTCATTGGAGCACGAAGGTACCTTCGATCCAATCACAATCGGCTCAGGCACCTGATATGGAATTGTCGGCGATCTTATGGGTCGCCGCCTTATTTACTATTTGGTGGCTTTTACCCGACACATCCGACTAAGAGTAGACTATGCCCAAGGCTGGATATACATGCTTAATACGGCGAAGTAGCATTGGTTCTGCTACTACGTCAGAAGTCATGCAGGTCGATACGGGTAACACCTATCGCATCACTTCGTCGGCTCGGCGGGCCATAGACGTAGAGACGGACTGGCACCTTAAAGATGGTGTCGCTTGCGTCGCTTGGTCTAATGTGTCAGCTATTGACCTGGCCTTTGGTCGCGTAACGCTGCTGTCTGCACCGACCGGTACGTTGTTTTTTAATGGAAACTTCTTGCCGATGACGACGTCGGCTGAGATAATAACAGAAGCTAAATCGTTTACACTTACTGAGAGCGCAGACGTCTTAGATAAGACAGTTTTTACGTCAACAAGCCGTATGATGAAAAAGACATACGGGTTACAAGATGCGACTATATCAATAGACCTTTTTGTTAACGCCACAGATATGCCACGGCTTGCGACGTTGTCGGCAAACACGGGCACCGTTTTGATGGAAATAAACTCCGGCGTTAGCACAGTGTTTAGAGGCTATGGGAAGATCGATTCTCTTGAAAGAAGTGTTGCTGTAGATGGGTTGATAGAGGCCACCATGAACGTGACACTAAATGGCGAGCGCCATGAACCGACAGGACTGATAAGCGGATACACCGAGCGGTTAATCTGAAAGAGAAAACAGACAGAAACAGGCCCGAAATCGGGCTTGTTTTCTTTTGGGCAAGATAGTATATTTGCCAGCATGAGTAACCTACGCGATCGTCTAATCAAACAAGCCGCCTTCTCGAAACGCTCGAAAAACATCCCTCTTCAGATAGTTAGCGACGACGGCTCGCCCATCGAAGTTGTTGTAGAAATACGCACCCCCAACGTCGCGCAGGCGAACATGATTGCTGCCTCTGAGCGCGAAGGTCCAGATAAGGCCAGCGAGGCAGTGGCTCAGATAGTCATTCAGTGCTGCTTCGACCCAGAGACAGGTAAGCCGGTATTCCAAAGCACTGACGTACCTTTCATTTTAGAACAGTCGCCTAGCTCGTGGGTAGGCGTTCTTGTAAAAGAAATAACCGAGTTGACTGCTGCTGCGCAGGCTAACGCAAAAAACTGAAATCCGACCGCGGCTTGCAAGCCCAACTCGCGGTCGGTGAGTTCATAGGTGTTCCGCTAAGTGTCGTCCGCTCAATGGACATAGAGGAGTTCTCTCTGTGGGTTGAGTGGATGAACATAAAAGCGAAGAAGTCTGGTGCTATGGGTAAATCAGAGCGGAAGCATTTCAAATAGTCGCTAAGGGTGCTATTCTATACAAGAATCTGTTTAATAGGGGTCCGTCGTGGAACTGCGAAAACTACTTCTAAAAATTGAAGCTGATAATTCGCAAATTCTAGCTGCTTTAGGCTCTTTAAATAACAGACTGGATACTACAAAAGAGAAAACAAAAGAGGTAGGTGACGCTGGCAAAAAGTCAGGCGACGACCTGATAAAGTCTTTCAATAAGTATTCGTCGGCAATGTTCCGCGCCTTGGGCGTTGTCAACATGTTCAAAAGCCGGCTCGTTGAGGCTTTTAATGCCGCGTCTGAAGGCGCCCGCATATCTGCTGCCGAATCGTTCTTTCAAAACTCCGGAAAGTCTATTGAGGAGTTGCGCGTCGCTACTAAGGGCATGATTGCAGATGCGGAGTTAATGAAGAAAGCCAACTTGGCTGACTCCATGGGTATCTCAATCGATACCTTTAAAACGCTTGCTCAGGTAGCGCAGGCGTCTGCTCTAAAGACAGGTCAATCATTCGAATACATGTTCGAATCGATTATTGTAGGTACAGCCAGATCCTCGCGGCTGCTTTTGGATAACTTAGGCATCATTGTTTCTGTAGATGAAGCAAATAGAAATTACGCGACAACACAGCTACAGAACCAAGGTGTTCAGAACGCGACCAATGCACAAATAGAGAATTACATTCAGAGCATGGACGACGCTGCTAAGAAGGTCGCCTTCGCTGACGAAGTGCAGCGCAAATCTACCGGCACCCTTTTAGAGATGCAAGACGCGGTGGCGACCTCCGCTGGTGTTTTTGATCATTTTAGTGCCTCTGTTGAGAACTTAGGAGATACGCTAAAGAAAGCGTTGGCCGAGGAGAGTACTGGCTTTACATCTCAGGCCTCTACGATACTCGATTATGTCAACAGGCTTATTACTCGTTTTGGTGTTCTTAAAGGCCTATTAGCTGGCGCCGGTATGACTGGTACTTGGTTGATGGGTAGCGCCGATCAAATGAACGACATGATGTACAAGCTAGACAACGTCATGAAGTTCAAAGATCAACAAGATAAATCCTTCTTGTCTAAGAACCTAGATGCACAAATAAATCTTTTGAAATCGAAACTGGATCCGGGTGAATCCTGGATGGGTTTCATGAAGTTTTTCGAGGCTGTTGGCGACGTTGGAGATAAAACACTAAACGGTATCGCTGACGAAATACTTCGCATTAATAAACTGTTGAAGTATTACGATTTTGGCAGCCCCAAGGCTGGCGGCACAACGAAACCACCTCCTACTAAAGCCGGCGGGGGTAAAAAGCCGAAAGAAACCGATATCTGGGAAGCGACGGTAAGAGACGCAATAGCTATGCACGAAAAGATAGCTGATCAAGAAGCTAAAAGCATTCTTGAATTTGAGAAATGGTTGGAGTCTTTAGAGCCGTCTTTTGCTGATTTACAGAAAGAAAGCGAGCGCCTGGCTGCTGCGCAGGAACTTGCGGCTATCGGCTTAGAGGATCTTGGCTTAGAGTTAATGCAACCCATATCCGACGCTGTTGGTGAGCTTGTGTCAGGCCTCGCTAGTGGCGGTGGTATATTCGGCCCCCTCGCCGGATTTGCAAACAAGATGGCTGGCGATAAGGGCACGGGCGGGGCTATATCTAGTGCTCTGAGCGGCGCCGGTACGGGTGCCGGCATGGCCGGGCCTCTAGGAGCGGCTTTGGGGGCTTTGATACCCATTATTGCCAACATCTTAGACAGCATGAAACCCGTTGTCGACATAGTAGCCGCTATCCTGAACGGCTTACAGTTGTTTGTGCAGAACGGCTTGGGCGAGTTTATAAACATACTCGCCCCGCTAGGGCCGTCCCTACAGCTACTTCTAAGCACACTTGGATTGCTGATTGGTTCTGCTTTGCGCCCGCTTATGGGCATATTTCAAGTTGTAATAGGAATTATTTCTTGGCTTGCCGACATTATTAGCTTTGCCATAGGCGTATTGAGTCCATTTGTAGAGATTATGGTATGGGTTTTTGCTGCTCTTCATAGCGGATTTACGACTGTTTGGGCAGCCTTTTATCCTCTAGCTTCGGTTGTTAGCATAGTAGCAACTGCATTAGATATGTTCAGAGATGGCTTAGTGTCTGCAATAATCGCTATCAACAACGGTATTGTTAATTTCCTGCGTGGTATTGGCTTTAAAGGCTTCGGTAAAATACTGAAGAAGAAGGACTTCGAAATTACTCCTGACGAGGTTCCTTCTGTTGTAGACAACACAGAGGCCACAAAAGAGAATACTAGAGCCGTGCGTGACCTGGCGAGAGAGTTCAGAAACCTGCCATCCGGTTACAAGGTAGAACGCAATATATACGAGTCGTCCAGCCCTACAAACATGAGGTCTAGTGCGACAGACCCTATGGATCGTGTCCGGGCGGGAGATAATAGGTGGAGAACCTAATGGCTTTTCTTAGAATAGAAGGTCTGGCTATCGATACTCTGATAGAGGATTTTGAAATATCCGATCAGAGTGTCGAATCATTCAATCGTACTATTGGCGATTCTCTTGAAGGCGTCACCTATTCTGATAAAAAACAAATATCCCTTACGACTCCGTTTCTCGACCCGGCGTCAGCTAGAAGCATCGATGGGTGGGTGCGCGGTCGGCGACACTTGTGGACTTTTAACAGAGTAGAAAGCGCCACGACTAAATATACTCGCTTTTCTGACGACGGTGGTTTGGCGCTATCTACTGCTGCTACTTCTACAGCATCGGCTTTGTTTAATGTTTGGGGATTACAGCTCAATACTAACGTGTTCACAGTTGCCACCGCGCTGTTTGGATCCGAGGGCGATTGGACTGTAGGTGTATACGCCAAGGTTCCGGCGACTAACGCGTCATATACTTTTTATTGCACCCGATCTGTGGGCGGGGTTCTTACGTCCTTTGCTGGCGGTTCGACAACAGCGACAGTCCGATGCTTCGTGATAACGCCAGCGAGCGGGTTTTTGACTTTCAGAATAACCGGACAAGACCCGTCTACGGGAACAGGCGCCACGCTGCACTTCGATAATATGATGATGGCACCATTCTCGTTCACAAACGACATGGTTCTTTCGTCGGCTACTCCGAGGTATGGCCTGTCTTCTACGGGCCATACCCGCCCTCCGTTCGTTACGGTATTCGGTGACGGCCTGTTTAAGCCAGATACAGACCAAAACGGCGCCGGTGAGGCCGGACCTATGGTCTGTAAGGCGTTCATTGAGACGGTCGAAACAGATCCTGTTGTGTTAAACGGAGTTTTCCAATACAATGCGCGTAGACTGAACATTCGACTTTTGGAGAAGTGAATGCGCAAGCGACGTGCTCCGTTTGAAGGCTACACACGCGACAACGACATGGTCGCTTTCTGGCGAATGGACAGTCTCAGTTCTCCTGTGACTATTCCGGATAGCTGCCAGTACTCCGGAGCAGTTCGTAATCTTTTACAGGGCACGACGTCTGTTTGTTTGGCTACAACAGGACTATTCGGCTCGCTACCTTCAGGCGCTTTAACTTTTGATAACGACTACTACTCAGCTACGTCGACTGCTTATGACGATACGCCTGTTACGCAAAACGAGTTCACGGTAGCTTTTTGGTACGACTTTAGTAGCTCGACAACAGGTGCCACAGTAGGCATAATAGAATATGCGTCTCAAAGCACGTCTACTGCCAACATTCGGCAACATTTGGGTATAGCGTTAAATACCTCAAGCCGTAGCTTTGTATACACATATAGAACAGGCGCAACAGACACAGTTGCTTCTGAAACCCCTGTAGGGGTTGCCGATAATGGCCACTTGGCTCTCTCCGTTACGTCAGCCGTTTCTGGAACCGCCACCGCTACTTGGTACTACAACGGTTCCTTGCTAAAGGCGTCAGGGTTCTCCGATACGCGTTCTAGCGTAACAAGCACGGCTTCGGCAAGATGGGGAATAGCAGGTACGCGCGGAGGCGGCGCCACACCTGGAAATCGAGCAATCGTTACTTTAGACGAAATGGCTGTGTGGGCCAAATCGCTTAAAGCCGAAAAAATCAGAGAGCTGTATGCCTCGTGTGTTCGACCTTGGGATCAACAGACTCTAGAAGATACAAATAGCCACCGGACATTCGCTCGAGTTTTAATCGAGGATTCGACCGGAAACATGGTCGATGTAACCAATCTCTGCGGAATAAATTGGTTGCTATCCGCAGACGTCAGCGAAGAAGTCGATAACCCAGCAATTCAAGCCGCGGTTGTACTGACTAGAAAGACCGGAAAACTCCTAGACCTATCCCCCTTAAACGAACCGGCCTATCGCGCCGTGCTCAATGATGATGTTACGACGGCGCAACTAATCGATTTTCGCCGCAGAATCGTCATAGAGCGCGCCTTTGTCCCACAACTATACGCGCCACAGGGTTGGGAATGGGAGTTGCGTTTCGATGGTTTTATCGATGCGTGGGACGTGTCTGAAGATCAGGTACGTTTGGTATGCGTCGACAAAGCTGCGCCGCTAATAGACCAGTTCATAATGGATCAAAAGTCGTACGCTTTTTACCAAAACAATAAGAGCATGGAGGAGCACCTCCAACAGATAATAAATGATAATATTCCTAAGATACCGACTGCTTCTGGTAATGTGTTTATTAATTATAAAGGTGGAAATCCGCAAATATACACAGAAGCTGGCACCGCGGCGTCTAACTGGTTAAACAACGCGGGTTGGAATCTTCGGTATAACGACGTCGCTTCCGGCACCGTCTTGTCTGCCCTGCAAGCGGTCACAGACCAGATAGGGTATCTTGTAGGGTATCGTTTTAACGAACCGGGGCACGAGTATCGATTAGAAACAAATTACCCTAAGCGCAATAAGTCTTTCTATATTAAGGCAGTCGCACCGGTATCTTCTGGTATAGAAGTTACTACGTATGAACCGCATGGATTCAATGTTGGATCTATAGCCTCTATTTATGGCACATCGTCGTTGAACTTTGGCGGCAGCGTGGCCTCGGTTATCGACTTCTACCGCATTCGCTTTGATGGCTATACTGGCGGCTCTACGGCGACAGAAACTACCGGCAGCCTTGTTTTCCAGCAGCACCTTGCGCTGACTGCTCAAGACATATTCAGTGTCGACCCGGTAAAAAGCGAGATAGCGAACATCCGCAATCACGCGATTGTTAAATATCAACGCGTAGACTCGCTGGCATCTGTGCCTGTATTTTCTGTAACCACGAGTGCCGCGTCTGGTAACGTGGTATTCGTGGCCTTGCCGAGTAGTGCTATTGATTTAAGCTCAATAGACCCGGACAATCAAGGTATAACTTTTACAGTAGCTAACTGTACTGGATCAGCTTCTAATCTCAATGGCAACTATACAGGAACGATTTTAAGTAAATCCCTTGTTCGTTCTAATGAAGTGTACGGTCCTGGCGGCACCATAACCGGCCTAGACGGCAATTTTTCTTGCCCGTACGTTAGCTTTCAACAGGTTACGTCTACGGCCACAGAAAGCGTGTCTAAATACGGTCTACGTCCGGTAGGCATGTATGAAGGCTCTGGGTTGGCTATCTCTACAAGCGTAGAGGCCAACCGTATCGCCGATTCTTTTATGTCTGACCTAGCGGAGCCGACAGTCGACATGTCGATGCGTACGCGGGTTTTAGACCTACAACTAGGCGACCTTGTCGCGCTACCGAATGACCCGAAGGGTCGCTGGGTTAAGTCGACCGGCGCGCTTATACCCGCTATCGTAGGCATAAAAGAACACTATGAGAGCGACAAGTGTTACGCCGATTATGACCTACGCCACACTCGCCCAACTGCTGGAACCAAGATATACGACAGGCTTCGCGGCTCTTGGGGCATCTATCCCGGCGTGGTCAATAAGTTCGACGTAGTAGAAGAATTAAAATCTTTGCGCCTACAATCGGGAATGGGTCGCACTTTCTCGATGGGATTTCCAAGGAATCAGCGTCGAGAAATGTCGCTGCGCGACGATAAAGTCGAATTCCATATCTCCACTTCTAGCGGCTTCAGGCCCGGCCCCGATACGTTGGTTTACAGGGGCCGCTCCGACCATATGAGCATTTCGCAGGACGGAGCCGGCAATGCGCTCACGCCCGGTACCACGTACTACATGCGCATGCGTCATGTGGATATTTACGGAAATCCGTCACAGATAACTGGCCTTAATGCCGCCAGTGCTTCGTCTGTTCCGTCTATATATGTAAGGTATCTAGACCAACGCCCTGAGTGCATGGTAGCAGAGACTACTGCCGTTACCAATAATCTAATAGCTTCTACTTTTACTCCTTGGCCCTTGACATATAAAGATGGCGGCGACGCGGCAGGAATAAGTTTTGACAACTTCAACAACTTTACAGTCTCTTCGCGTATGTGGCGAGCTCCCGCAACGGGCCATTATTCGATAACGCACCGATCGTATTGGTTAGGCGACGGCGCAAAACCGCTCGACGGCCATACCGTAGTGGGAGGAGTTCAGCATATATCCAGCGGCACCGTTGTCGGAGAATACTCTTTAACGCTTGCTTCGTCTGCTTTATGGAGTACTCTTGCTCTTCTGTCTGTAAATGCCCAAGTGTTCTGTCAGAGCGGGGATTTTCTTCGTGTGTGCGTGGCACAATCTTATAGAGGAATAGGCACCAACACCGGCAATCGTGCTTTCATACTGCCGACAACAACAGCCACTTTCACGTACCCGTTCACTACTTTCTCCATGCTATCCGAAAGCTGATATGATTATTCCTATGCGCTTATCCGTAATCCTACTCGCCTTACTCATACCAATAGCCGCCATCGCTTTGCCCCCCTCTGGCGAACGACTTGACCAGCTTTTACGAGTCGGTCTTGTGCGCGATCCAGTTAAGAAAAGCGCGAATATTACAACGACTGTTGTTAGCGCAATAGACACCGATATAACCACCAAAGTCGACTCTGCTCAGCAACTTTTGGTAGTAACCAATTTGGCCTCGTCTGCCAATGTGTGCGTAGGTTCCGTGGCTTGGTCTGGTGCCGATTCGTGCGCCACCCGCTGCGGCACCGCAACAGCTTGGTCAGATCAGACAGATCCCGATTATACTTCGTCAATGAATTGCACTTTAGGTAGCGCAAATATAGGAAGTCTTGTACCCCACGGCCAATCTCGACAGTTTCGTTATGATGGAACGCGTTGTGTTTGTATGGTTGCATCGACTTCAAACACCGACGTGCTTGTTGAACGCGTGGTGCGTTGATGCCGGCTAGTTTAATCTTTCTAGCGGCACTCGCTGCCGCTCATGATCATCAAGCGTCTGTTTGGATGGAAGGCGCCTTGACAACGCCTAAGCCATTCAAACAAGATTTGTATGAGAACTCTACCGCTTTATCTGTTCCATACGACGACTCTGGCATCGCAAGCGGTGTCGAAAACCCCGTATTCGATCTTGTCGCCGGCGCAACTACGCCCAATGATTTAAGCGACTCTCTTACCGTCAACAGCACGTCGATGACACTCGTTCTGGCGTGTGATGCGCAGGGCGTGAGCGGCACGTCGTGGGTGTGTCGAGACGGCAGCGGCGCCGTAACGCTGTCCGAGGCCGGCACCGGTAGCTCTCCGTCAACGTCTGCTTTGACGCCGTTTCATGCGCACGATAGCACTGAGCGATTGACTACGTACACTGCTGGTAAGCGACACGATGCCGCGTCATCGACAGTTGCTGACATAACCACTGATGATTTAGTTGTGGAATATGTAGGCAAACTTGGGGGAACCAGTGGAGCGCAGATTTTAGATAAGGGGCTTGCCGGCACAGACGGTTGGCGCTTGGCCCAATCCGGCACAGCAGCGGTCGCTTTTTCATTACGCACAGCATCCACAACAGCGACCGTCACCACCCCCTCTGGACACGCGGCATCTTTCGTACATGCCATAGCCTTCGTTGATCGCTCAGAAGCCTCGACGAACGGCGCGATTGCGTACGCTAACGGCGCGGCTGGCTCTGGCGTCGATTTCTCTGCGCGGTCGGCGACACTGTCTAATTCGTCGGTGCTTGCCAGCGGCGGTATCAGCGGCGGCGCTGCGTTTAATACAGCAATCGAATCAGTCAGAGTCTGGAAATGCAGCGCATGCATGGCTGGCGGCGCGACGAATCCGACCCAGTGGTCCTTGATTGCTCGGCAACGAACGGCAACGGCTTTTGGTATTGCCCCGTCTATCGCTGCGGGTATTTCTGCACCTACCACTCTGACTCGCGCCACGCTTGGTTTTATTGACGTAGTCGATGGAAATACGCGCCAGCTTTATCTTACTGGCAGTGGCGCTCCCCGCATTGCTCGACGTACTTACTCTGGCGGGACTGCTGTTGCCGGCTTCATGCTAGAGCCGGCCGTTTCAAACATTGCTTTGCAGTCGCAGACTCTTGGTACCACGTGGACTGCCATCACCGTTGGCGATAACGTGCTTGCTGACACTTTTGCTGGCTCAGACCTTACAACAACTGGCGACGACATTGATGGAAACAATAGTACCGCCGAACACGGTCTTCGCCAATCGATTACCCTAACAGCGGCAACGCATACGCTATCCG